ACAGCACTTCCTCGTTCTCGGCCCGGACCTCGCGCACGCCGCGACGGAACGCGCGGGCCTCGGGGTCGTCGCTGGTGTCCGCGATGCGGGACGGGCGCGTGCCCACTTCGGTCGGCTCGCCTTCGGCCTGGGCCTGGGCTTGCGCTGCGGCGACGCGGTTGGGGTCGAGGGCGAAGCGGATGTCGGGATTGGCCGGGTCGAACGTGCCGACGTTGCCGGTGGCGGATTTGACCGACGCGCGACCGGGCCAGACGGCGAGCGACGTGTGCTGATCTTCCGGCCGCGAACCGTCGCCAATGAAATCTTCGGAGTTCCAAGCCGCGTCGAATCCAGCCCGTGAAAGGGCGGCAGTAACCTCGGCGTCCTCCAAAGCTTGCCAAGCGTACGAATACTCCCCGCTCAGATCGCTGGCACGGTCCGCGCTCAAGCCTCCGCGCCTCGCCGCAGCCAGCACGTCGCCGAGGCTATCCACGGCCAGGACGTTTTTCGCTGCCACATACACGGGCATGACTGACACGTCGTTGAAGCCCGCATAGTGCGCTGCGATTGCCGGGTCTGGCGACAAAAACAGAGTGCGCTTAATGCCGCGTGCAACAGATGACGTGCTTACGCCTGCGGTGCCGTGGTAGACGACCATCGGCCGCCCCTGCGCGTCCACCACCTTGGAGTCGCCGAACCACCGCTTGAACTCTGGCGAGTCGGTCGGCGGCGCAACCGCAAACTTCGCCCGCACCGACACGTCGGCCTCGTCGAAGATGACGTAGTTGTACGAGCCGTCGCCTGCGCCGCGACTCATGCCGTCGAGGTACTTGATGCCGCGGATGCCGGCGGAGCGGAGGGCCATCGAGGCGTCGCGCTCGGACGGTTTGATCGCCGACAGCAGCCGGTAGAGCGCGCTGCCGGGGTCCGACTGCGCAATGCCTCCGCCCCCGCGGCTCTTGGCCCACTCCATGAACTCGTCGGCCACCTCTGGCGCAGCCTCCCGAAGCTCGTCGGGGAGCGACGTGCCGAACTCCTCGCCGTACTCGCCCTGTTCGATGAACTCGCGGGCGGCGCGGCGCAGGCGCTCCTGCGAATAGCCCTCCGGCCCGTTGTCGGTTAAGTCCTGCGCGAGCCGCTGCAACCAGTACTCGGTTGCCTCTGGCGACGCGCCAAGAGCCTCGGCGAGACCGCGCCGCACCTTCTCGCTCTGCGAGCTCAGCGGCTCATCCCAGAGCAAGTACTCGTCCTCGGCCGGCGCAAGCTCGACCTCGTACAGACGACCGCGGCGCTCGGCCTTGATCGCGTCGAGGATCGGCCGGATCTCCGGCGACAAGTCGTAGTTCTCGGCGTCCTTGCCGAGCACGGCCTTGATCGCCTGGTGCGGGTAGTCGAAGCCGTACCAGCCGTCGAGCTTAGCCTGCGCCACGAGTGCGCGCTCGTTCGCGGTCAGGCCGGGAGACGCATCGACATCGGCGAGGAACGCGGCCTCGGCCTCGTCGGTCTCCATGTCGGAGTTGTAGGAGTCCCGCGCGACCTGCTCCAACCGGATGCCGGGGTTCGTGAGCTTCTTGCGGTAGCTCTCCGCAACCTCCTTCGCGCTCGCAAAGTACAGCCCCCACCCGTACGCCTGCGCGCCCTCGCCGGTGCCGATCTTCTCGGTCGTGAAGCGGTCGAAGTCGTGCGGCGTGCCGTGGTAGGCGGCGGCGAACTTCGCATCCCCCTCGACCGCCTCGACCGCATCGCGCGAACGCTGCTCGGCCTGGATCATGTCCACGGCGTCCTTCCACAGGAGCGCGAGCTGCACCTCGGCGTTGTCAGCCGCGACCGCAGCAGCGAGCCGGCGCTCCATCGTGGTCTGCATCGACCCGCCCAGCGTGCGCGCGAGCCGTGCGATCCAGTCGCGCACGACCTCGAACACGTTGCGATCCTGAAGCACGCGCGCGAGCTTCGTCGTGTCCGTGAACGCGGTTTCCAGCACGCCGGCCAGATCCTCGCTGAATACCGCCGCCGCTTCCTCGTCGAGCGCCGCGCCCTCGGGAGCGCCTTCGCCGAACGCCTCCGCGTACGCACGACGCGCCGCCGCGATCTTCTCCGGCCTCATGTCGGTCATCGCCGACAGCAGGCGCGCGAAGCCCTCGGGGTTGTTCGCGGCAATGTGGTGAAGCCCCTCGTGGAACAGCAGGCGCTTGGGAGTCGCCGAGCGCGCGTCGAGCACGACCCGGCCGTTCATGTACGCGGCGGGGAACTTGAGCCCGCCGGTGGGGGAGGCGGCGAAGGGCGGGGCGTCGCCAGTGAAGGCGTCGATGTCCGCGATGTCCTGCGCCGTGGTCCCAGGAGGCAGCCCGCGCGCCTTGCGTTCGCGCTCGAGTTCGCGGTCGAACAGTTCGGCTTCGGCCGCCAAGTCGCGCTCAGCCTGATACTGCGCGCTCTGCGGCGTGACGTCCGACTCCAGCAGGTCGAGCACGTCCTGAATGCCCGAGCCCTGCGGGACGAATCCAGCCTCCATCGCGGCTTCGAGCAACCCGTCAAGGGACATGCCCTTGTCGGAGCGGTCGCTGTGAACGAGCGGCCCCAGGCCCCACTTCGCGCCCTCGCCCGACTCGCGCTCGCTGTAGCCCTCGCGGATCTCCGCGCCGACGTCGCCCGACTTGCCCGCGTTGAGCCCGCCCATCGAGCGGACCCAGTTGCGGAAGCCCAGCGAGCCGTCCTGCGCCAACGCCTTGCGGTCGGCCATGCGGTCACGGATGGACTTCGGCGGGCCAGCTTCGACGGGCGCAGCATCCTCGCCGGGCTCGCGCATGTCCGCCGCCGTGTCCGTCGCAACATCCGGCGGCGCAACGTCGACCGCAGCCGCGGCCGGTGCCGTTTGTCCGGGGAGCTGTCCGGATCCGGCCGGATCCGGCGCAACGTCCACGAACCCCACCTCGACGCCCAAGTCCTCGGCAATCCGCATTGCCTGCCGCTGAGCGTCGTTCGACGGCTTCACGTAGCGCAGCCGCGCGTTGTTCTGCTTCGCCATCGCCTCCAGCGGCCCGGCCCACTCGGGGGCGTTGGCGCGCTCGGCGTCGTCCTCGGCGGCGGGCTCCGGCTTGGGCTCCTGCGCCGCCACGGCGGGCTTCTGCTCCGCCTCCTTGACCGCCTGCGTCAGCGTGCCGGCCCGCGCCATGCCGCCCAGCACCATGCCGACGACCGCACCAGGGAAGCCCTGGTCGACGACCGTGTCCTCCAGCGCCGCCGCCCACTCGGTCAGCGAGCGGCCATTCTTCTCGGGGTCTTCGAGGATGAACTGCGCGACGGCTTCCTCGCCCATCCCCTGCGCGACCTCTTCGAGCCCTTCCTCCGCGCCCGACCGCGCCGCAGCCTTGGCGATCTCGAACGCGACGCGGCGCTGCACCTCCTTGGAGCCCGCGCCGAACACCTTGCCCAGCGCGCCCAAGAACCGCTGAGCACCAAACGCCTCGACCGCGCCAATCGGCACGCCCGCCGCCATCGCGCCGAGCTTTTGGCCCGGACTGGCGCCCAGGGCCTCAGCGCGCTCCAGGAGCCCCTCAGACGAGAGCGCGACGCCGGTGGCTCCACCGGCCACAGCGCCGCCCAGCGCAGCGCTAACGCCCAGCGCGGGGGCCACAGCGCCGCCCACGACCGCGGCCGGGGCCATGGCGAACGCCGACCCGAACGCTTGGCCGACGCCGCCGAGCATCGTCTCCTTCTCGAACGTCTGCCCCAGCAGCGCGGCCTGCTCTTGGAGCGCCTGCCCGCGCCCTTCGAGGTAGTCGCCGACCGCGAAGCTGCCCGGCGTGATCGCCCGCAGCGCCACTTCGACCGTGGCCAAGTCCTCCTTGTCCAGTCCGAGCCACTCCAGCGCCGCCTTGCCCGCCTCGTACGGCAAGCGGGCCGAGCGCGCCAAGGTGCCGGCGGTGCCGACCCAGCCCTGTTCGAGGCCGCGCAGGAAGGTCTGCTCGACGGGTTGGCGCTCGGCCACGGCCATGATCGACCTGGCCCACTGCGCCGGGTCGCCGTCCGCGGGGAACTCACGCGACTGCTCAGGCGTGGCCATGATCGCGCGGACCTGCGCGACGACCTTCTGACGTTCTGCCTGCTCGGCGTCAGCGGAGACGCCAAGCGGGGCCGTTGAGGGAGTCCACGGCTGGCCCTGGTTCTGCGTGAGCATCAGGGCACCTTGGGCGCGAGCATCGGCGGGGTGAACGGGCCGAGCTCTTCGTAGAGCCGAATGCCAGCGCGGTAGAGCTCCTCTTCGGACGCCTTCTCAGCCGGCTTCCCAAGGATCTGCATGAGGCGCGCCTGATGCGTGATCCCCGGCGGCGGCGTGGCCGGCACGCCCTTGGGGAACCAACTCGGCGCGGCGTTGGGATCTTCCTTGGCGGGCTGCGGCGTGCCAGCGCCGAACAACTCGCTCGAAAGGTCCACCATGCGCTTGCGGTACATCTGCCAGCGCTTCTCGTTCGCCTCGTCGTCGAGTTCGGGGTCGTCCTTGTACTCGCCGAGGAACCGGCTGAGCACCGTGGACTTCTCTTCGATGTCCGCGAAGGGCGAGCGCGGCTTCAGGTCCAGTTCCGCCTCGCGCGCCTCGGCCTCGCTCACGTAGTACGTCTGGCCGCTCTTGCCCTTGAGCGAGACCATGCCCGCCTTCGCCGCGTTGAAGTCGCGCTGGAACTGCTCCAGTCCCTCCTGCGTCTGCGGGTACTCGTCGCGCCGCCATGCCGCGATGCGACCGATTGCCAGCCGCTCGCCCTCGGGCGTCACGTCCTGCGACTGGTTGAGCACCATTTCGGCTTTGAGCGCCTGCTTCTCGCGCGTGACGATGCGGGCCTTCTCGTTGTCGATGGCCTGCTTGGCGGCGAAGTGCATCGCCTCGACTTGCGCCGGGTCGATCTTGCCCTCGCCCAGCATCCGCAGGAGAAGCTGCGGCGTGTCGCTGATCGGGTCGGGCTGTCCGTCGCCGTCCACGTCCATCTGCAAGCCCAGCGCAGCCTCAGGCTTCCACGAGCCGGACGCGATCTCCTTCGTCAGTCGGTCCGTAAGTTGTTGCGTCGCCACCCGGCGCAACGTCGCCTCCTTGTTCGCCGCGACAAGCTTCAACGCCTCCGACGTCTGACTCGCCGTGAGCGTGCCGTCGCGGAAGCCTTGGCCGATCGTGTCGATCTCCTGCGCCCACTCGTCGGGCATCGACGCCATCGGGTCGGCCGGCTGCGGACCCACCTGAGACCCGCCGCCGCCATAGAGCGACTTGAGCACGCCGAACACGTCGCCGCGTTGTTGCCGCTCCTGCCGCGCCTCGCTGGCCTTCGCCTCGCGCTCGCTGAGGTAGCGCTGCGCGATGGCGTCCTGCCGGCGGTTCGCCAAGTCGATTTGCTGCCCGCGCTGGTCGAGCGCTTGCTGCTCCATCTCGGCTTGACGCTGCCGGAGTTTGCGCTGCTCGACGAAAGCCTCGGCCTGCATGAACCCGCCAACGGCAGCGCCCGCGCCGCCCAGGCCGGTGGCAAGCGGGGAGGCGTCGCGGGGGACGATGGGGAGTCGTACTTCGACCATGTGGATCAGCCTTGACGGTCAGCGTAGGGCATGGCGTAGCTCGAGCCCTTCGGCTTCGACCCGCCGCCGAACGCCGACGTGAGCCCGTAGATGAGCTGCCCGATGTTCGCGCCCTGCGGCGTGTACTGCGACGGCTGGCTGCCGATCGCGCTGGCGACGTTGCCGGCGATGTTCGACGTCGTGGCGAAGTTCTGGACGATCTGCGACGCAATGTCGCCGCGCGCGCCGCCGATGGCCGCACCGCGCTGCATCTGGATGCCCGCTTGTTGCTGGCCCACGCTCTCGCGGATCGCGCCGAGCACGCGCCCCAGGTCGCTGGAGATCCCGCGCTGCGCCCACGCCAAGCCCTGCGGGTCGTAGTTCCCCGAGTTCAGCAGGTCCTGCTGCGCCAGCCCGCGAGCTCGCACAGCCTCGTCACGCGCCGCCGTCTCCGCAGACATGCCCGCGCCCGCCGTGGACGCCAGCGCGCTGTCGAAGCCGCCCTGCACGTCCTCCAGCGCCTTGCGCCGCTCCTGCAACGCCTTGGCCCCCACCACGCCCGACTCGGCCTGCAGCCCGCGCAGGATGTTGAGGATCTTCTTGAGGTTCGCCGCGTTCTGCTTGTTGGCGCTGCGGCTGCCGAACAGGTCGGTGAGACCGCCGGCAAGGCCCGCTCCAGCAAGTCCCAAAGAAATCGGGTCCATAGGTCAGCTCCAGTCCCCACGTGTCTCGTCGCCCGGCTCGCCCATCTCCCACATGAAGAAGAACGTCTCGGCTGCGATCGTTCCAGCGCCCGGCGCGGCCGAGAACTGGAACTCTGGCGTCAGCGTGCCAGCATCCGCGAAACTGACGATGCCCTCAACCGTAACCCACACGCTATTCGCCGTGCTCGCGGGCGCGGCCAAGAGGATTGGGATGTCGTTGCGCCTGCTCGATTGCTGCACGTTGCCCGCCGTGCCGACCGCCTGCGCTTGACCGATCGCGGTGTAGTCGATCGTGGCGATCGTCGCCGTAGTCGAGAAGCCGACGCCCACGCTTGCCGAGGTCGAGCCTCGATTGAGCGCCAAGCGACCACGGAAGTAGTACACGCGATCCGCAGCGACCGCGACGCTCCCAAACGTGGGGAACCAGTCCTGCACCGCGTTCGAGTTCGTGTACGAGGTGTCCACCTGCAGGCGGCGAAGCATGGACGGCCCGATGTACGTCGATCCGCCCACGATGCCGCTCGCAGGAACCGACGCGAACACGACGGGCTGGCGTCCAGCGGGAACCGGCGTCGCCGTGCTCTCGAAGTTTGGCTCGTCAACGCGCACGCCCTCGGCGAACACGTAGGGCGGGCCACCGGGGAGCGCGAGGCGTAGCTCGGACAGCAGCGCGTCGTAGTCCACGTCGAGCGCGCCATCCTGGCTCACCACGAGGTACGCGCCCGCGAGTTGCGCAGCCGTGACCGCCGCGTCGCTCGACAGGTTCAGGTCGCGCTGGAGCTGATCGCGCAGCGCGTCGTAGTCGACCGTGACGCGCCCCTGCTCGTCGAGACGCACGTACGCGCCCGTGAGTTCCGAAGTCAAGCGCGCCTGAGCCGAGCGCCGTGTGCGCGGGTCGTTTGCGCCCAGCGACGGCGACACGCGCCCTTGCTGGTACAGCGCGCCTTTCGACTTGCGCCTGGTCTCGCGCGGATCGGTCACGCAAGCCTCCCAGCGCGTCGCTGGCCGCCCGCCTCGATCACCGCGAGCATGAATTCAAAGCCCCAGCCGCCCACGCCGCGCAGCACGAGCCACACGTAGTTCCCCCGCACGCGAGGCAGCTTCGCACCGGAGACGCCTGGGGCAATCTTGAACTGGCGGCGAGCCTTGCCGAAGTCGCGCGCCGTGTCGCTGGAGTAGACCTCGACGATGCACCCATCGCCGCGCGCGTCCAAGGCCACTTGAAGCTCGGTCAGCATCATGTCGAGCCGCGCATCGTCCCACGTGAGCGGTCCGAATCGGCACTTCGAGTAGATCGGCACGTCAACGTCCTTCGTCGCCGCGGCGTCCAGCTTGCGCACTTGGCCGTCGCCGAATCCGATCACAACCGCCGCATCCGAAGGCTTGTCGCCGTCCACCGTGATCGCGTCGGTCACTATGCGCCCCGCAAACTCGTGCTCCTGCAGCGCGTCGACACTGCGCTCCCACGAGAACCAGCGGCTTGAGCCCGCCTCGGTGCCGTACGGACACGCGAAGATGTCGAGCCGGTCGGCGCGGTAGTTCCACGCCATGCGGATGAAGTTCTTCGACAGGTCCACGGAGCGGAACACCTCACGCATCCGCGCGCCGCTCAAGACCTCGATCTGTTGCCCGCCGCGCACGACGGCAAGCTCGCCCTCGTTCGTCCAGAAGTACAGCTCGCCGCTCGGACCCACGCACCATGCGCGCCCGAACGCCCCGCCCATTGAGCGCGTCAGCACGTCGTACACGCCGTTCCCACCGGGACCGGGATCGCCCGTGAGCCGCCAGATCGAGTGATCGCCGAACACGATGGCGAAGTCGTCCGTGATCGGCGCGAACCCGTTGAGCACGTCGTCGACGTCGAAGCTCGGCGGGAGCCCTGAGTTCCACGCCTGCGCGGGCGAGACGACCTCGGGCGCGTAGTCCCAGTCGAACGGGTTGCCCGTGGCCGAGTAGAACGCGCGCGAGCCGGCAAGCGCCACGAGGCGAGCGCGATACGCCTCAAAGATGGGGGCCGCGACCGGCACCTCGCCCGCCGTGGTCGCCGTGAACAAGCTGGTCTCGCGCGTGCGGATGTCGGTCTTGAACGAGCGCACGCCGTCCGTGGTGAACACGAAGCGCCCCAACGCCTGCGAGTGCCAGTAGCGCGCCGCCGCCGCGGTCACCTGCGAGCCGCCCGAGGTCACTTGCTGGTAGTCCGTGCCGAACACCACGATGTTGCGATCGACGACCGCCACGCGCTGACGCAAGCGCCCCTCGCCCGTCTCGGCCACGAGCGCCACGAGTTGAGAGCGCGCGATCCCGCCCGTGCCGACCTTGAAGTCGCTGGAGCTGAACGTGATCGACGCCGCACCCGAGGACGCCGTGGTCGCGTTCTGGTTGCGCGCGACGATCGTGAGCGTGCTCGTCGTGAGCCCGACCGCAGACACAAGCTCGGAGCGCGTGGTGCTCGCCGCGTACAGCGTGCCCGAGCCCGTCTCCAAGTTGATCGCGGCCTTGAGGTTCGTGAGGCACGCATCGACCGTCGTGCCGATGTCCACCTCACGCGGATTCGTGGGCGTGGCGACGAACGTGTAGGTCTCCAGCGTCGCCGTCGTTCCCACCGTACCGTTGAACGTGACCGTCGTGCCCGCTGACGGGATCGACAGCATGGTGAGCGTGACCGTGTTCTCGCGGCGCAGGCCGAGCACGATCGACTCCGCGCGCGTGATCGTCTCGTCACCGTACGCGGGCCGAGGTTGCTGGAGCGCGATCGAGTAGCACGCCTGCGCACGCGGCGCGGTCGGCTGGAGCAAGACCACCCCGTCCTTGTCGAGAACCACGTACTGCGGCGGCGCGTTGGCGATCGTCGCGCGCTCGGCGTGCCACGGAACGTAGGCGTTGTCGAACTCGTCCACGGCCATCTCAAGGCCCGCGAACGAGAACGCATCGTTCGCCACCGGGGACGCGCCCCCGATGCTGTACGTCCACGCGCCCGTGAGCGAGAAGTCGTCGCCCCGGTCGAAGATCAGGCGCACGCTCTCGAACGTGCCAGTCGCGCTGGCGATCGGCCCCAGGCTCACAAGGTTGCCGTCCGTGCGCCACGCGATCCCGCCGCCGAGCGCGCTGGTCGTGCCCACGCCCGTCTCGGGGCTGGCGACGATGTACGCGATGTCCTGCGTGTCGCCGTCAAGCACCGTCACGTTGCCGAACGGGCTCAGCGCTTGCCGCGATCGGTGGAAGTCCGCGACCGTGCCGTCCGCAGGCGGGGGCGGCGTGGAGTAGTACGGGTGCGACGTGGGAAGCTTCGCTTGCTCGCCGTAGTACCACGCGATTGCGCCCTCCACGAGTTGACGCTCGGCGGTCGTGATTACGTCCGTGCCCGAGCGCTGGATCGCCACGATCAAGCCGACCTCGCCGCTCCAAAAGCTGTCGAAGGGCGAGAAGTTGGACGCGGGGAAGAACGAGGTTTGCCCGATGCGCGTGGGGAACGGCGAATCGCTCGCGGCGGCGGTGCCCGTGTGAACTGGTGACCCCGCTCCGTTGAGCATGGGCTCGCCGTTGAAGTAGATCTCGTACGCGCTTCCTGTGGTCTGCGGATTCGACACCCACGAGATCAGCGACCACTTGGACCCGCTCGGCGTCGCAACGTGGTAGCGCGTGGTCGTGGTGTCGCGGTCCACAACGGCCAGCGTGTCCGCAGAGAACGCGCCCGCCGTGCTCATGTTCGAGCAGATCGCGCGCGTGAACTGGTTGTTCGATGCGTCCACGAAGCGCTGAGAGAGCAGCGTGCTGCCAGCCGCAGCGGGCTCAGGACGGCACGCCACGAACACGGCCCAGCGCGCACTACTCGCCAGCGCGCCCGCAGCACCGAAGCCGGGGATCAGCGCGGTCATGATCTCGCTGGCGTTCGCGTCGATCGTCGGGTTCGCGGGCGATGCGAGCAGCGTGCTCTTGCCGTCAAACACCATGACGGGGCGACCGCTCATGCCCTCCGCGCGGAACTTGGGCGCGGTCGTGGTGACCACGCGGCCCGCGCGCAGCATCCCCGTGGTCGCAGGACTGCTCGTGCCCTGAGGCGTGAAGCGGAACGTGGCCGACGTGATCGTGATGGTCAGCTCGGGCTGCGGCTCAGTCGGCGACCCGATGAGCGCGCGCACGCGATCCGTGTCGTCCATGAACACGAGCGCGCTACCCGCCGAGACGTTCAAGATGCCGTTGTTGATGATCGCGCGCAGGTTGGCGATCGTGAGCGTCGCGCTCGCGCCAATGGCCACCTCGTACGCCGCCGTCGCGCTTGACTTGAACGTCCACGTCTCGCTCGCGCCCCCATCGCGGCGCGCGATCACCAGCGTGTCGTTGTTGCTCGGCTGGCCGCTGAATCGACCCTGGCGCTCAATCACCGTGACGCTCTCGCCCGTCGTCACCAGACGGCGCTCGGACCCCTCGCTGTCGAAGAACTCGAACACTTGGTCGCCCGTGTCGAGGTCAAGCTCCGCGGGGTCGAACACGCACCACTTGCGCGTGTCCCACGAGCCCAAGTTGTTGAGCCACCACGAGCGGAACGAGTCGTCGAGGCGCTGGCCCGCGTTGGGGAAGCGAGGATCGAACCCGCGCTTGGAGTTGAGCGTCGAGCACACCGCCACGCGCCCGCTCGCGTTGACCGACAGCCCGCTCACCGGCGAAGGCACCTGCGACCGCGACAGTTCGCGCGCGAGCGTGCTGATGTTCTCGTAACGCACGACGTACGACCGCCCGCGCACCGTGTCGTCGAGGCCCGCGTACAAGAGCCCCGCGTGGACCGCGAGCTTCGCCACGAACGCGCCGGGCTCGATCTCCCACACAATGCGCCAGCCCGAGAACGTGTCCTTCTGGTAGGCCCACAGACGCGACCGTCCCGCGCTGCCGCCTTCGCTCGTGCCCACGTAGAACGCGCGCACCAAAGGGTCGATGGCGAGCGCGTAGCACTTCTGCCCGCTCGACTGCACCGGGAGCACGATCGTGTCGATCTCCACGCCTTGCGAGTTGCGCACGACCACGTGCGTCCCGCCTTCGAGCGCGTAGCTGTTCCCGTCCGCGTCCACGCGCACCGCACGCGTCTCGCGCGCGCCGCCTTGCCACAACTCCACCGGCGTCGCCAGTTCGTCGTAGTTGCTCGTGCGCGTGTCCACCACGCAGTCGGCCATCGCGCGCACGCCGGTCGCCCCGAGCGCCGCAGAGCAGAACGCGCTCAGGCCCTCGCGCGAGCCGCCCCCGTAGCGCCCCGTGCGCGGGTTGCGCGTGAGGACGTTGAGGGACTCGGGGGTCGTGCCTCGCGCCTGGTCCGGCCCCGGCATCGAGTCGTCACGCCCGCCCGAGGGCCAGTCAAGGCGGATGTTCACTGGAGCGTCACCACGGGGTCGCCGCCGTAGTAGTCGTTCATGATCCCGCGCGCCATTTGCACGCTCGTATTGCGAGGCCGCTCCATGTACTGGAAGGCGCGCATGTCGGCGTTGACGGCCATCTGCCACACCGGGCCAGCCTGGATGCGGTCGATCTCGGCCTGCACGTCGGTGCGCCCGTCGTTAGACCAGCCGGCCGCGTAGGCGCGCACGAGCTCGAGGAACAGCGTCTCCAGCAGCGGCAGGTGCGTGGGGAGCGGGACGTTCGTGGTCGGGTTGCACTCGCGGTCAACCATGTTGACCCACTTCATCGACCCGAAGGCGAGCAGTGCGTTCGCTCGCGGCGCGGTGTGGGTGGGCCAGAAGGCAAGGTGCGGCCGCACTTCACCCGCATCCGTGAGGTCGGTGTACGGCGCGAGGACGATCGAGTAGCCGTCGCTCGTGCTGCCGTACTGCGCCCGGGTGCGCACGACGTCGCCGTAGTCGCGCGAGTAGACCACGCGCAGCCCGCTCGCATCCGCGGCCGCAACGTCGTTCAGTTGCGCCATGTCGGCCGGCAGGCAGAGCTTGTCGGTGTTCGCCGGGATCGTCAGCGCCCAGCGCCGCGCTTCGAGCCAGCGCCACGGGTGCGCGTAGAGGATCGTCCCCGCCGCGTCCACGATGCTCAGCCGATCGAGCGGCTCGTCGTCGTCCACGCCCAGCTTGTGATTGATCGCTTCGTAGCAGCGCTTGAGGGTGAGGACCATGACGACTCCTGCGGGGAAAGGAAGGGCCGGGCGGTCTGCGTGCTGTGCAGACCGCCCGGCGTCAGATCAGCTGTCAGCGTCGACCGCGTAGTTGCAGAACGACCAGCCCCAGCCGAGGCCGTTGAAGTGGCCATTGGCGCGCGTGGCCGACACGTCCGCGCCCACCTGCTTGAAGATCACCTTGCGGTTGCGAGCCCCGGCGACCAGCGTGGTCGGCGTGGTGCGCTGGTGGGCCAGCGAACCGACCGCGCTCATCGACGGCGTGTAACCCTGGCCCGTCGCGCCGGTGGCGCTGAGCTTGGTCATGCCGGTGACGTAGCCACAGACGGTCACGCTGCCCTTCGCGCCGGCCGCGACAGCCGCGTCCGCGACGCAGTAGATGTCCACCTCGGAGTGATGCAGGGACACCGTGTCGACGTCGTAGTCGCGCACGTAGGCCCACGCCGAAGTGCCCTGACCGGAGGCGGTCGGGGGAGACAGCGGGTTGTAGCTCGTCGCCACAGCCAGGGCCATGTCGAAGCACATCACCTTCTTGGCGGTCGCAACCTCCGAGAACGTGACGTCGGTGACGGACAGTTCCGCCATCACGGGGAGCTGACCAGGGAACGCGGTGTAGTAGGGAATCAGAATCATGGGTCAGCCTCTCAGTAGGCGCTAATGCCGGAGGGGGTGGCGGACGGGAACACGATGGCTTGACGACGCAGGTCGGTCGCAGCCCAGTTCCACTCCACGTCGAGGTACGACCCGTACACGTCCGGGGTGTTCCACGCGGGAGTGATCTTGCGCTCGCGGAACCAGTTGAGCTTGTGCGCAACCGGGAACAGCGAGTCGCGGCGGTGCAGGATCGCGCGCGGACCCTTGGCGTCGCCTTGGCCTTCGGTGACGAGAGTGGTGTTCGTCGCGCCGGCATAGCCAGCGTACGTGTCCATCTCAGGCCACCACTCGACCGGCACGCCGCCCACGATGGGATTCGTGACGTTCGGATCGCGGCGGTCGGGAGCGACCCAGATGTGCTGGGTGTTCACGACGGCCTGGATCAGGTCGAGCAGCTTGCCCGACGCGTACCACACGCTGTCCGCCGTGTTGCCCTTGTACTCGAAGCCCGAGAGCATCGTGTTCGGGATCGACGTCGGCACTTGGAACGACGTCTCGCGCAGCGCACGCAGCATCGCGTTGAAGAAGCCGGTGCCGGTGTTGTCGATCGTGCTGTAGCTCACTTGGCGAGGCACGAGCACGTTGCGACCGTTCGGAGCCACGAGGCCCGCGTCGTTCACGTTCAGGCCGAACTTGGTCGTCCAGCGGCCGTTCACGATGCCCGCGGTGTTGTAGTCCGTGCCGGCCGAGCCAGCGGTCAGACCCGTCGCGGTGGTGATGCCGAAGCACGCATTGAACCACTCGTTCACGAGCGCCATCAGCGACGTGACTTGCGTCGGCTTCGACTGCGTGCGGTCCTCCATCGTGGTGAAGTTCGGGACCGCCGACGTCATCTTCTCCAGCTTGTTGGCGAGAGTGACGGCGCGTTCGGCTTCCTTGTTCTTCTTCGTGCTGGAGAGGCGATCGTAGAAGAGGTCCCAGCGACCGGCTTCCGCCAGCGACGTCAGGCCCTCGTTCTTCTCGATCTCGGCGTCGACCCACGCCATGTCCTGATACATCAGGATGATGCGTTGCGAGCCGATGCGGATGTTGTCGGTGCGCGACAGCGAGCGCAGGCCGCCGGGGTTGATGACCTTGAGGTCGTTCCCCTCCTTCGGGTTGAACTGGAAGTCGAACTTGTCGCCCCCCACCATCCCGAGTCGGTACGCGGCAGCGTCCGTGAAAACGTACTTGTTGAGGCCCTGCATCGGCAGGGGCTGGTCGCCCTTGACGATGTGGGTAGTGCCAGTTACGGCGTTGAAGTTCAGCAGTGCAGACTGGATCAGGCCATCGACGGCCATCGCTCACCTCCTAGTTGTGCGAGGCCGCGAAGCCGTTGCGCTGCGACTCCATCATCCGCGCCACGAACTGCTCACGAGCGGCAGCGTGCGGGTTGGTTGGGGCCGCAGGGCGCGCAGGATTGCGGCCCGACATGTCGACCATCCCGCGCTGCGCAGCACCATGCGGCGCAACCGGGGCGGTCTGAGCGCGCTCTCCGACATCGAGGGCAATCGTGGCAGCGTCCAAGAGCAGCGTGCGGAGGACAGCCTTGTCGGTGTCCCAGCCCACGTACTTCGGCAGGTCGCCGATCTTGTCCACCACCATCAACGTGTCCTGCCAATTGTCGTTGTCGCCGAGTTCCTCAACGGATTTGGTCAACTCGGCGCGGACGTCGAGCACTCGCTGCACCTGAGTCACGTCAGAGCCTTGGCTCCTCTGGTCGAGCTCGGCGCGCAGGCGCTCTTGCTCGGCCAGGACGGGGGACAGGGCAGCCTCGATCGCCGCTTTGACTTTCGGATTCGCCGCGATTTCGGGACGCGCAAGGAGTTCGGCCAGACCGTTCGGCGCTGCGGGGGCTTGCACGTTGCTCGACGTGCTCGCCGCGGCTGCGGAAGGTGAGCTCTGGACTTTCCCTGCGTCGCCTCTCTTCGCGGCTGCGTAATCCGCAGCCTGGCGGTCCTGGCCACGGGCAAGCTTGACACCCCGCCGAAGGATGCCTTCCTTGTCTTGCCCGACCTTCTCCAGGAACTCGCCTTCCGTCCAACCGATCCGAAGGAATGCCCGGCGAGCGCGCTCGTAGCGGGTGTCCAGCGGATCGGGGTTGCTCTGCTCCGGCAGCGCCGGGGCTTGCTCTTGTGTGGGCGCGGGGGCCTCAGCGGGCGCACTCTTGGCCGCCGGCTCGGGCTCAGCCTTCGCGCCCGTCATGCGGGCCACGAACGCCTCCTGCGCCGTCATCATCCCAGCCGGCCGCTCGCCCTTGAACGGCAGCGGCGGCGCGGCCTCACTCGCGGTGGGCGTAGTGGAGGGGGTTTCCGTCTGCGGCTGCGGCGTGCTCGATGCGGCGGATTTGCTGAGCGTTTCGGATGAGGGGAACTTTGCGGCCATCTCGGATCACCGTGTCGCCCTTGTGGTACTTGACGTGGCTGTCGGGGAAGTTGGTGGCGATGTGCCCAACGTCCCGAGCGATCGAGATGCGCGGGGCCGCGATGACCCGCTTGCAGCGCTTCCCGTCGACCACGATGGTTTGCGGAGCCCGGCCCATCCGGTACTCCCGCTCGATCACGTCGCCGTTCGGCGACTCGTAGACGTACACGCTCACAGCTTCTGCACCTTGGCTTTCGACTTGGGCGGCGGCGCTTCGATTTGCTGGGGCTTCGGCCCGCCCGACGGCGCGGTCTTGACGCCCATGCCAGGATCGAACGCGAGCTGCGCGCCCGGCCTCGAGGTCGACTGCGGGCGCTGGGGCTGGCCCTGCTGACCAAGCTGCAGCGCCGCGATCGTGCGGAACATCTGCGCGTCGACCAGCTTCAAGGCCCACTGCGACCCGTAGGCCCGCGCGTGCTGGCGGACGATCGTGTCGATGTCGACCGCAACCGCGTGAGGCCCAAGCCCCACGAGCCACTGGATGAGCCCCTGTGTCGCCAGAAGCTCCTGCTTCAGCGTGATGTCGTTCTTCGGGCGGCCGCTCATGGTGTCGACGGCCAGGGCCAGCTCGCGGTGCGATTTCGCACCCTGCGGCGTCCCACGCGTCTCGACCATCGCCGCGCCGTAGACCTCCTGAAGCTCAGGCGGCAGCGGCCCGATGCGCGTGGAGACCTCGGGATGCACGTCGTACCAGTAGGCGAACTTCGCGCCCACCTGCCGCCACAGGTCGTTGTAGCCGTTGACGTAGAGCCCCATCGTCGACGAGTAGCCGAGCTGCGCGTTCTGCACAGCCGTCGCCGTCGCTTGCGAGTCCACGTCGCCGAGGCGCGAGTGGATGCCGCTCGAGCGCTGCATCTGCTCGAACGCCCACTGGAACGCCGCCATGTGCTGCGGCTGCATCCCGCCGCTCTCAAGCTGCCCGAACATCTCGCCCAGCGCGCGGCCCTGCGGAAGCGTGATGACCGCGCCATTCGGGGCGTTGCGGATCGAGGCCGCCGTGACGTTGTCCTGCGTGACCGCGAGCTGCTTGTAGGTCTCGATCGCGTCGCGGATCGCCCGGGCGATGTCGTTGACGAACCCGCCCTGCGACGACGAGGCCACCAGCGGCGCGAGCTCGACCGGCAGCTCGCCGATCTTGAAGCCCGCCACGAAGGCATAGGGGCCGCAGGGAGACCCAAACCAGGGCTCCGGCTTGCGCACGTTCACGCCGCGGGTCGGAGGCCCGATGGTGGGATCGAGAACGTAGCGAACAACGCCGTGAAAGCCCTGGTCGGGGCCGTGCTCGTCGTCCAACTGGTCCGTGGGGAACCACATCGGCCAGTAGACGAGTTCGTGTCGCGTGACGCCGGAAGGGACTTCCTGCGCGCGCTTGGGGTCGCGGGAGAGTCCCTGCGCCACCTGCTTGAGCGACGCCACGTCCCAGCCCAGCCCCGGCTGAGCCTCGGCCTCGGCGATCACCTCGTCGATCGGACGCGACACGCGATGCGCCCACCACTGAGCGCGCGAGCGGTCATGCTGGCCCGGATCGGTCAGGAACTCGTCGAAGGCTAGGCGCTCGGCGAACGGCTCGAGCTGCCCGTAGCGGCTGCGGATGCCGCACACCAGGCGTGCAGACCGGAAGCCGTAGTCGATGGCGCAGCGCTCGGCCAGCGCCCGCAGGTTCAGCCGGCGAGCCTGCGCGTTCGCAGCCAGCTCGATGAGGTTGGCGCGCTCCGGGGGCCACTCCAGCCCGCCGGCCTCGATGATCCACTGCGGCAGGTAGCCGACCTCGGCCAAAAACGAGCGCAGCCACGTGTGCCGCCAGTTCTCGGGGTCGTCCTTGACCTCGGGGATGTCCGCGTTGCCGCCGTACGACTTGCCGCACGCACGCCGGTACTCGTACTCCAGTGCAGCGCTGTGCGGCTGAAGCTGCGAGCGAGCTTGGACGATCTCGTCCTGAAGCTCGCCGTAGTCGCGGCGATCGGGCTGCTGGAGCGTTTCGGCCATTCGGTGGAAACCGAGCTGGCCGGCACGAGACACGAAGGAGGCTGGCGGCCCCTCAGGTCCGTGCCAGCCACTTGCGGCAGGGGATCAGCCCGCGCTCGTGTGCGTTCAAGTCAAGCACCCACGGAGGGGCGCGTCAAGGGACGGGCGCGTGCGCGATCGAGACCGCGTGATGCACCACCACGGGATTCTTCCCCGCGCGGTGGAGGAAGTAGTACACGTCCACGACGCAGCCGGCGGGCGGCTCGAAGGCCACCCCGCGCTCGTCGGTCGCGCCCCACGCGATGCGGTGCTCGAAGTTGTAGCCCGCGGCGTCCAAGTCCCAGGCGCTCGGCGGGTCGCGGAACACGCCCGTCAGCCCGTGGTCGACCCACAGCGGCGCATCGTCGTCGAACGTGATCTTGCGGCGCTCGGCCACCACGTCGACCTTCTCGAAGTTGCCCTCGACCAGCGCCACGCCGTTCTCGTCGCGCGGGGTGAACTGCGTCAGCGGACCTTGGCCCACGTAGTAGGTCGTCTCGATGTGCGCCATGCCTAGTAGTACCTCGCGCGTTGCGTTCCCTGGCCCTGGTCCATGATGGCCCTCAGCCGCTCCTCATCCGCCCCGCTCATTGCGATGTGCGGCGACACCGAGCGGATCAGGTTCTGCGCCGGCCGCATGTCGCGGTCGATCTTGAACACGTCCATGCACAGGTAGCGTAGCGCGTCGCAGCCGTCGTCGAAGCCGCGCTTCTTGTCGGGGACTGGCAGGAAGCCCTCGGGCCGATTCGGGTCGGGCGCGAACTGGTAGGTGAGGATCTCCTCGTGCAGGCCGATCGGTGCGCGCTTGTGCCGCAGCGCCTCGTCGGTCGGGCCGTAGTGCACGTCGCCGAACAGGAACAGCCGATCTTGCGCGAACATCGTGTTCACGAGGTCGATGCCACCCTGAACCCAGTCCTTCGTCTGGCGCGTGTTGTCGGCCGCTTGGCAGATTTGCCCGACCTTGCGGCCCTGCGCGCGATGGCCCAGCCGCTCGTTGAACAGCTCCCAGATCGCCCGCGCGCTCGGGTCGCACAGGATCGCCTCGATGCGGTACAGGTCGACCAGTTCCTTGACCTTCTCGGCCCACCAGTCGATCCCGCGGTCGTGGAAGTGGACCTCGGCGATGCGGAACAGCTTGCCGCACGCTGACACCGCACCGACTTGCAGCGAGCCCGCGTGGCCGATGGCCCAGTCGAAGCCCGCGACGACGGACTTCACACCGAGGCGCTGCGGTTGCCCGCTCGGCGTGCGCCAACTGTCGATGACCAGCGTCGCGCCGCCCGTCGCCGAGTCGCGCTCGAACAACCCGCGCACGATGTGGCGCTTCGGGTCGTATGCCTTCCAGCACCGGCCCTGCACGCTCATCCACTTGCCCTCGTAGTACACCGAGCGGTAGGGCTCAGGCAGCGAGCGCAGGCCCTCGAGGTACTCGTGGTCGATGGCGGGGTTGTCGCGGTGCGTCGCGGTCACGCGCACCATCTGCCCGCGGCTCTGCTCAAAGCGGCGCACGAGCCAATGGTTCTCGCCGTGCACGATGGACGGATTGCACTCGGCGACCATCTGACGCCAGAACAGAGGCGTCCCGTAGTCGTCCTCGCCGTCGTGGACGTGCAGCACGACCCCGTTGCGGCGCACGTCGCGCTCGCTGAACCGCTCCGTCATCGTGAGCACTTCGCTCACGGTCTTCCCCGCGTGCTCGCCGTCCGTGACGATGCCGTCGGGATACTGACAGTGCGGGTGAGGGATGCCGCGCCCACGCATGCGGGTCTTGATCGTGTTCCAGTGGTGCTCGGCGATGCGCTCGTTCGTCGCCTCAAGGAACAGCACCAGATCCCAGTCGGTCGACAGGTAGAGCTCGATGCGGTCGACGCCGCCGAGCTTGATGTGCGCGCCGTTCGTGCGCTCGCCGTTCGCGCTGACCGGGCCGTTCAGGTAGTCGTAGGTCGTGCGGTGATCGCGCGAGCCGCCGCGCTGAAGGATCTCGCTGTCGAGCCCGATGACGAACGACTCGAACAACGGCTGGAACGACTCGCGCAGCGACTCGCGGGTCTCGCGCAGGATCAGCATGCGCGCCTGCGGGTACTTCGTGCCGATCGCATGCACGCGCACGCTGTCGGCGAACGTCTTGCCCGTGCCCGCCGCGCCTTCGTACAGGACTTCCTGGAAGCCCCACAGGCACTGCGGGTCGCGCTCGCCGTCGTAGACCGTGCCCGATGGCCCGCGCGTGCACGTGCAGCGCAGCAGGAGCTTCCCAGTGCCAACGAGCCGCAGCTTGCGGCGCTGCTCGATGGCGACCATCAGCCGCCTCTCCCGGTCACCCTCGGTTTCGCGCCTCGACCGCGGAACGGGCCGTCAGGGATGCCGGCCTGCACAGTCGGGATGACGCCTGCGCCGGGGTCCACGGGGGGAGTCGTGCCGCCGCCGCTGGGGGGCGGGGCGACTGGCGCGACGGTCTGCGTGAACGTCGATGAAACCTCGAACTGGCACGCGCCAAACGCGTTGCTTGTCGTGCTCGCGGGCGTCGCCTGCACGAAGCGGGACGCCACAACGAACTGGCAAACACCGAAGGCGTCTGAGGTGAATGTCGGCACTAGAGGGCTCGGAAGCGCAGATTCTGCGCGGTCGCTGGCACCGTGATGTCCGTCCCCGAAGGCTGCGCGTCGAGGCTTGAGTCGAAGGCCGCAATGGCGAGCGCGTAGAGCTCAACGAGACTCGTGGCCGTGTTGAAGCGGGGCAGGCAGAGAACCGCGTGCGTGATGGTGCACCCCGCGTCCGAGCCTCCGGGGGCGGCGAACGTCAGCGTCACGCCGGTTTTTGTCCGCACGCACCAGTTGCCGCTACCGATGTCGGCCGCTTCGAGTTGTCCAAGCGACGCGCTGACCAGCCGGCGCGCCGTAGCGCCAACGCTGTAGGTGCCAGTGCCCCACTCGGCAATTGTCGGCTCGCCCACTCCGCGCACACCGAAGGCATCGGTGGTGAACGGCGTGGGGTAGGCGGGAATCGTGGAGCGCACGTCCGACTTGAGCAGGCGGATGTACGCCTTACTCGCCTCGATGTTCGGCGCGGTCACCATGCCCGGCAGGCCCGACGTGTACCCGCTCGTTCCGCCATACGCGAGGTACCTGCAGAGCGACTCCTCGAACGAACTGAACGCAGCCGCGAAAGTTGCCATCAGCGGAACCTGAACTCGAAAGCGCCAACCTGAAGTGAATCGAAGCTGCCCGCCGCCGTGTCGAACGTCGGAGACGCGGGCGGCGTTCCGCTGAATGCGTCGCGCAGGATGCCGTGGTTTGTCGTGCCCTCACGAATCGCGATCGATAGCGCGTGGATCGTCTGCACCGCCGTCGCCGTTCCGAAGCCGACCACCACGGCGTTGCTCACTCGCGCGTTGGCCGTTCCGCCACCGGCCAGCGTCCACGAAGCAGTGTTGCGCGGGACGGCGACGGGGCCAGCGTAGCCCGCAAAGTCCGCCTGATTCGTGCTGAACGATCCGCCTTCGCCCGGGTCCGCCGTCTTGTGCAAGTTGAGCCGGAACTCCGTCGGCGTCCACTGGTAGCCGGACTCCTCCCACGGCGGGCGCTCGTTGAAGAACAGCATGCGCAAGAACATCTCGCGCCAGTAGTACGTCGTGCAGTCGGTCAGCTCAGCCATTCGGATACCCCGCGTGTGCGACCGCCGCGTTGAACACTTGCTCGGCCCACGGCTTCATGAGCGGGCGAGCGCCGCCAGGATTGGCAAACGCGCCAGAGCTCGAGTTGACGCCCCAGCGCACTTCGCTCTTGCGGATCAACGCGCCCGCACTCGACCCGTAGGACAGCAGCGCATCGCGCCACGCACGCGCTTGGAACGGGTTGTGCGGATCGCGCCACGCCTTGCCCGCAGTGCGCAGCGCCGCAGTCGGCAAGCGGCCCGGAACGAAGTCGTCGGGCGTGATGTTCGCTTCCTCGGGGATCACTTGGTTGGGCGGCGTCGTGCTGTTGCCTGAGTTCACGAGACCTGCAGGCCAGCGACACATGAACAACACGTCGGCCGTCTCGGGATAGTTGCGCTTGAGCATCCGCCACGGGTTCATGCGCTTCTCGGCGCTCGGCGTCGTGCTCCACTTGTCGCGCGAGTCAACGCGGTGCAACCACTGTGCGCGATCGCTCATGTAGATCTCGCCGAGCAAATAGCCCGGCTTCTGCGATGGCGTGAGCGGCTCAATGTCGAACTGCTCCAAGTCGGTCTGCGCCTCGTTCGTCGCCACGACCTTCATGCGGTGCGAGCTGCGCGGGACGTTGCCTGCGCGCCCGACGTACGGCGAGGCGAAGCGCGCCATCAGCGAGTCGGGCATGCACGCGAGCATCAGCCCGATCGTGCCGCCCCACGAGTTGCCCAGGTACACGCCGAAGTTCGGGTTAATCGAGTTGCCCGCGCCGAGCAGCGTCGCGCCCAGCGTAGTCGTCGAGTCCGCGTTGTCCTTGATCTCCTGGATGCAGCGCCCCACCCAGAACACCGCATCCGGCCACATGGCCAGCGGGCGCAGGTCGTTCATGGGCGCGGTGCCCGAGAGGTTGCTCGCGTTGCCCGGGTAGTCGATCGAGAACACGACGTAGCCGCGCGCGATGAAGTGTTCGAGGAAGTCGTCGAACGCGCTCGCGTCGTACGCGCCGCGCTCGCCGGGATTGAAGCCCAGCCCGCCGCGCACGTGCAGCACCCAGCCCGCGCCAGTGAAGCTCGCGCTTGGACGCCAACACGCGATCGAGCACTGGCCCGCCATGCCGCCAGACCAGAACACGCGGCGATTCGGCCCAGTCGCCGTGATTGCGCCGGGCGCGTCGCTCGTTGCGCGCGTGAAGGTGAACGCCGGGGGGCCAGGTGTGTAGACCATTACTTGTTCTGCGACCCGTTGTAGATGAACTCCCACTCGCGCGGGCGAAGCAGCACGGCGTTCTCAGTGCTCGCCGTCGCGATCGTCTGGTACACGTTCGACGAGTTGAAGCGCAGCGGCCAGCCCATGCCGTTCTTGGGGTTGTAGGGCGAGCGCGGATACCAGCCGTGGACGCCGGGAATGTTGATGTCGCCCGTGCCCGACGAGCCTTCGACCGCGCGCATCAGAACCGTAATGCCCAGGTGCTCCGTGAACAGGTTCACGATGTCGCGCGCAACACTGTGCGAGCACGAGCGGAACGTGCGGTTCACGTAGGCCGAGCCCGCGGTGCCCGTGTGCGTCGCGCCACCGCCGCCGATGGTGAAGGTCGCCTCGACGTTGAACGTGTGCGTGCCCGTCGCGCCGTCGCCCAGCGGTTGCGAGATGTGCGTGATCTTGACCTCGAGCGAGAAGTTGACCGCGCCCGCGCCCGACACTGGATCGGATTGCAGGATCAGCACGGGGCCGACCGCGCCGTCGTTGTTGAGCTTGCCGCTGATCCACGTCTCGTCCTTGACCGTGGTGGCGATGCCGCCCACGAAGCCCGAGATGTTCGTCTGTCCGTTCGCCCCAGCGCCGATCGACGTGAGCAGCACGAGGTCGTCGCCGCTGCTGTTGTCCAAGTCGATCAGCACCGGCGTGATGGTTGCGCCAGTGCCTCCCGTCACCCACAAACACGCCGCGCCCAAGTCGCCGAGCCCGCTGCCCGCCTTCGTGAGCGTCTTGGTGCTCTCGGTGTAGGTCGCGCCCGTGAACGCTTGGTACGGGCCTTTCTCGAACCAGTGCGCAACGCTCGCGTTCCAGCCTGCAGACTCGTGCGCCCAGGGATCCCAGCCGTTCTTCTCGGCGTTGCAGAAGAACATCAGCAGCTCGATGCCGAGCGTTGCCGCGCCCCACGAGAGGTTCCCCGTCTCGCGGAACGTCACGGTTTGCCCGTTCGTCCACGTGCCCGGCGGGATCGTGACCGA